CTTTAACCCGGGAGGATTCCGGCCAGTATGACGGGTCCCGCCAGTCCGGATACCTGGCCAGGACCTCGTCGGGATCTAGCCAAGGCTCGTCCAAGTATTTGAAAAAGAATCCCCCATCCAAGGACGTAGACGGCCAGTACATCAGCCTGTGAGGCTGGTATGTGGTATCGTCGAAGAAGTCTATCCCTAAATCTGCGGCTATCCGCCGGGCCACTGCCGGGTATTCGTCCGGAGTGACTGGACGCAGTAAAGGGAATACCAGGCGCAGCCGCGGGTTTTGCGGGTTGTGCTTGTGTGTGGAGTAAACGACACAGGCGTAACCGAACATAATTTCCACGGCTGCCCAGAAATCACCCTGGACGTAATCAGCATCCAGGGTAATGACCTGGCGCCAGACAACAGCTTCGGTCTTCCGCCGGCCGCCCTTCAGTGTTCCGCCGACAAAGCCTCCTGTGTCTTTCCGCTCATCCTGCTGGGCCTTGGTCATTTTCCGGTACTCGTCATATGTCTCCTGGGTTCGTGTGGTCTGGCTTAACCGGGAGACCAGCTCAGACCAGAGCATCTCCCGGTTCTTCCAGTTAGTTTCTTTCCGGCTGCGGCCTATGGCGATAGTGACAGTACCGTCGTGTTTTAATTTTCGTTTGATTGTGGTATCTGGGGTTTTCGGATCTTGCTTCATTTCTTATACCGCCTCTTGCACTAATTCGGTATCCTCAATCTTCAGGTCACCTGTTTTTATCTGCAGGCCTGCGCCTTTTGCCCAGGCAAGGATTTCACTGTTCAGCTTGGGATCGTTTGCAGCAAGCTTGTTCTTATCAATCTTGGCCTGCACAAGTTTCCTTCCCTGTACTTCCAGGCAGGCTGACAGCTTCCCCTTATCGTCGGCTACGAGGACAACCCAGGAGGAATTATCCTTCATAGCGGAGCCGTAAGAAGCTACGCAGTTATGCAGCGTCATACCGGCTTCCAGCAGTTCCATTGACTCTTTGGGCATGAAGAACTTCAGCCGGTCCGTTTGCATAGACAGCCGCCTGATAATTGGTTCCGGGACTTCGAATTTCAGGTTCTTATGTTCCTGTCTCCGGTGCCTTATAACCATCCAGTCATGCAGATCTTTAATCCTGACCTGTTCAGTTTTAATTGCTTCCCTGTTCTCGGGGTTAAGCTGGTTATAGAGGCTGAAGCAGTCCCAGAGGCGTAGGTGTATCGCGTCTTCTACCATGTGGACGATTCCGGCTTCACCATACAGAGAGCGCATTTTTTCCAGGAACTTGAATTGCTCTGTCTTGAGCTGGTACCCATTCCCCAGTTCCTTCAGCCTGGCGAACATCCTGACGGCGTAGTCATAGTTCTGGCATAACTCAAAGGCCTTCTTTAGCAGGACAACGTCAAAAGGGTCTCCGTTCAGTATTTTTCTTATGGCCGGCTTATCCGGCAGGGAGCGGACTTCTGCAAGAGCTGTAACGAAAGCTTTCTTTGACTTCTTGGCCAGGGTGATAGCCTCATCCATAAAGCTGTGGTCTTCAATCAATCTGGCTTTCCAGAAAAAACCGATAGTAGCCTGGTCGTTACGGTATATGGCCGGCAGATTTGGAGCGTCGGGAAGCATGACACGGTACGCCATATTCATGATCGGCAGCAGGAACATGCCATAATATGAACCGGGGCTGACGTACATTGAAGGTATTTTATAGCCCAGCTGCTTTTCCAGCCTCTCATGAACGCTCTCCCGGAGAGTCTTCAGCAGCTCGTTAAACTTCATCCTCTCACCCTGCTTAATCAGGCTGTAAGGTATGAAGAATTTCAGGATACTCTTACTTAGGAATTCCAGTTTGAACGGATTGCCGATTTCCAGAGTTTCCACTTTACAGTCTTCATTGTAGCGGGTGAACGTCGTAGTACGTTTGGCCAGATTAAAACGGAATCTCTCCTTATACTTTCCTCCGTACACTCTCAGCAAATCCCGGAACTGCACAATGCTGCTGTTGATTTCCAGGATGACTATACTCTTATACGTCTTGACGCTTAGTCGGATTTTATTCGGCGCCTGCACGTTACGGCCTATGGCTATTGCATTATCGGCGTGCCTCATCCCGCAATAAGGGCAGTGGAAATGCCTGCCCTTCTCATAATGCGTAGCTCCCGGAGCTTTACCCCAGGCTGAGGTAAAAGCCTGGCCGCAGGACTCACAATAATATTGAAAGTGGTGCAGACCGTTTTCCAAGTAGCCCAGGTCTTCAGCGTAGGCTGTGAACATTTGCGGAATAACAACCTCAGCGGTTTTTTGCATTTTGGCTTTCCTCCTTAGTCAAGGAAGTCGAAGTTCTCTTCTTCGCTCTTAGGCTCTTCAGCCGGCGGGTCTTCTTTCTTAGTCCTTGTCCTCTTCGGCTTTTCTTTTGGCTCTTCGGGAGTAACCGTCTCCTCGGCAGGTCTATTTTCTACCGGTGCGGTATCAACTTTCTTGTAATGCTCGGCCAGGGTCTTCGCGGTTGTAACGGCCTGTTTCATACCGGTAACGTAGCCTTTGAGGGCCTCTATATCGTTTGGATTAACCGAATGCGTCTGCTCCTGCTTCTCGTTATATTTGATCAGGTCTTCAAGCTCTTTTAAGGGTTTAAGTTGTTGATTCATGAAGTTTATTACTTGATTGAGATCCATTGTTACCGATTACCTCCTATGTATTCAATTTCTTAGCCGCTTCGACGGCTTCAGGGTCTTTTAATATCTCCTCTGTCGGTCTGTCCCAGTTAACCTTTGCCGCGTGGTCGAGAAAAGCTTTAACCGCTTTGCGCATGTTTGACCATTTTCCACCTATTATGAGCCCTGATTTTTCATGCGAAAGGGTATAACCAGGCAGGAGGTCACTGTTATAGCCGTAAACTCTATGGATCATTACACCAGGATATTTTTCATTCCGGTAGACCTCGACGGTTATTGGGTTATCTTTTCTGATCTTTAGTTCTCCGGTACCTTTTACCCAGCCTTTGGCCGCTTTCTTCTCGTCTTCAGCTGATATGTAGGCTTGCAGATCAGAGATGCTTTCTTCAAGGATATAGTTACCATCCAGTCCTTTATTCAGGTTGGTTAAGTCATTAAGAATCTGTTCCAATGTCTTTTGAGACATGTTACTGCGCTCCTTTCTTTTTAACTCTTTTTCGCTCACCTATCTTGTTATAAACGTCTGCGATAAGGACGCCTGTTTTTGTCAGTTCAGCATCATCTTTAATTAAGTTGAGTTGGTTCAGCCTTACCAGCTGCTTCCGGGATACTAGAATCAGATTACTCAACTCAAAATTCCTGTTATTACTATCACCGAATATAATTACGTGTCCGGGAGGAACAGGTCCGTTGACAGTCTCCCAGATCAGGACGTGCTTTCCTTTCCATTTGTTCGGGTCTGCGACCTTGATATCGGCATAGCCATCACCGTTTACCCGTTCAGTGCCGACAGGTTTGTAATTTCCGGGTATGTGGCCTTTCTTGAATTGCGTTGGTTCCCAGCCGCCAGTACCCTTTAAACCTTTATTCCATGGAATTAATCCTTTTTTAAACTGGGTCGGCTCATGCCCTTTATTAAGCCGGGAATCTATCCCGTTATGCAGACCGTGTTTGTTGGTAAGAGCTACCATGGCTGAAACGCTTATCGACATTCTGAACCGCTCATTAAACTTGGCTGTCAAGGCTTTAAAAGGACATCCGGAAATGTTGGCTGCTAGAAAATCGATATGCTCTACAGCTATTATCTTTCCTAATATTTTGAGCGCTACGGGCCTTCCAATAATACGTCTGTTCTTTTCGAGTTCTTTTTCCAATTCTTCGCAGGTATATTTAGCTGCTGCAGTTTTTCGTTTGAGTAGGTTTTGCAATTTAGCATTTATTGATCTTCTATTAGCTGTGAGTATCTTATTAGCTTTGTATTTTGCCGCTTTTATTACTTCGTTTTCTTCCTCAGTAAGCTTTCGAAGGTACATTAATTACCCTTCTTTCATCAATTCTTTTACGGTGATCCCCACAATTCCCGGGCTCTCATCGCTGTCTGTCGCCCTGAAATGCGCCTTAGGGTGCTGCGGATACATAAATTCGATCATTGCAAAATTGGCCACGTCCGTTAAAAATTCTGTATTCCCTGTCCTCTTGTAGGCGTCCAGCCTCTTTTCCAGGCTGGCGATCATATCCACCATTCCAGGCTTACAGTTTTCTTTCAGAGGACCGTATTTGTAATAGCTTGTCATCATCCTGTTTTTACGCAGTCTGTCAAACTCTTCGCTGTACTCGGATTCCATTGGCTACCCTAACCTTTCATGTAATAAAAACTCTCGAAACCATCAGCCTTCATAGGCAGACCGGGGGCCCAGTCGATAGGTGATCCCATAATTTCATTAACCGTCTTTAAATCGCCCTGGCTGATCGGTACCTCTAAAACAGCTTCGTCATGCACATGGAAAACAACTCTGTAACCGTTATGATCAAGCCTCAGCAGGGCTTCGGCCAGGCAGTCACGGGCCGTTGCTTGCACAATATTTTCGACGAGCTTCCCGGAATATGTTCTTAACCGGCTCCATTTGCCTTTTTCATAGCCTTCATAGGTCAATCCCAGCCGGTCAAATCGCCGGTCAATTTCCATCCTTGGCCGGACATAAGCGAGGCGCCGTCCCGAGGGCAGCCGGATGAACAGTACCCCTGACTCATAAATGAAGGCCAGACCGTATTGAAGCACTACTGTAGCTTTTTCTGTGACAGCTTTTATAGCAGCGCTCTCCACGTCATGCCAGAACCTTACGATATTTTGATTAGCTTGCCGCCAGGCCTTTACCAGGTCAGGCAACTCTTCTTCAGCCAGGCCCATTTTTAAAGCGCCCATGGAGATAAGCGCCCCCGCTCCGCCGGCATAGCCAAGCGCCAATTCTGCTATTTTACCTTTCTGCCGGAGCGGGTTTCCTTTTGTTATACTTTCCACGGGTACCTTAAACATTTGAGCGGCTGACGCCTCGTAAATTTTTCCGTGGGTATTGAACACGTCCATCCGCCACTTCTCCCCGGCCAGCCAGGCTATTACTCTGGCCTCAATGGCGCTGAAGTCCGTTACAATAAACCTGCAGCCCTCGGAAGGTATGAAAGCAGTCCGTATGAGTTGGGAAAGCGTGTCTGGCGTGTCACCGAACAGCAGTTCTAAGCTTTCGTAATCGCCATTAAGCAAGAACTGCCGGGCAAGGTCGAGGTCGGGTAAATGGTTTTGAGGAAGATTGTGGATTTGCACTAACCTTCCTGAATTTGAGACTATTCTACCGTTTACCATGAACCTGTTCTTTGGCCCGGCATTGAGAATATCATAGGTTCTCATTTCCCTTTTTTCCTTTCAAGAGTGCGTTTTAATGTGGCTTTACGTTGCTCTATGTAGGCCTTATATTGTTCTGGATCTTTTCTAAGGTCCTCCCAGAAGCTCTTTAAACCTCTGCTTGCCGCCGGACCTTGCTTTTTGCGATCAACTGCCTTTCTCGCATCAGCAGTTATTCTCGCTCTTTCTTCTGGGTCTTGTATACTCTCCCAGCGTGTTTTTGCTTTGCCTGATATTTTTGTAGCTATCTCTTCTTTTTGCGCTTTTGTTCTACGCTCCCATAGAGCAAAAGCGTTTTCTCTTGTTTTAACTGATCTTTTATGCTTCCATAGAAGCTTCTCTTTTAAAAGGCGCGTGTCTTCTTCCTTTTTGGCTCCGATTCTAGCCTTAGCTTTAGTTTTATTAGCTATTCTTAAAGCTCGTCGTGATGCTTTATATGCCTCTCTCGGATTATCCTTACGCCACTGTGCTGCTTTCTGAGATAGGGCTTCATAGTCCGACCAATCACTAGCGCGTTTAATGTCTGATAACTTTTTTACGTATTGTTCCTTCAGCCCAGGATTTGCAGCCATTTTATCCCAAAATATTCTACCTCCTGCTTCGCCGTCAGCCTCTCCTCCTGGTGAGATGTTATACGACAACTCAAGGGGCTGCTGGGCTATATAGAACCGTTCTAGTTTTTGTGCCGCCGGTTTATTAGGAGCCGTATCAAGCAATTCAACCTTAAAACTATTAGGGCCGTATTTACGAATAGCGTTATAAAACGGATGGTTGCGGTCCTCGTCGAAGGCCCTTCTCTTATGCTGCCTCCAACGCTCTTGGATGCTTGATTTAGTAAGGCCGATATAACTCTTTTCAGAAGGTGAAGTAATTTTATATATCCCGTACATTATCGCCGCACCATAGTTTCCTTTCATGTTTTCTTGCGTCACTCAGTGCCATTTTTTCGTTTGGTCCTACCCAGACGGTATGCTCAGGTGTGGCTGTGATACCGTCCCATTCGATAACGTCTTTTTCTCCACTGAATACTACTCCGTTATGATTAACCCATGTGCTACCGTCCCAAACTTTATCGGTTATTAGAACTCTTTCGATCGGTTTATCACATATTACGCTCTCCTTAGTTCTCACCCTGACTAAGGACCCCTCAGCTATACACCACCTTCCCGTTCTGTTAGCTCCGTAGAATTGCATCATTCCTCGGATTCTGGTATCCAAGCAGTGACTACGTTCCATTGCTTCATACTTTTTAACAGACGTCCTCGACATCTCCTGGCGAAGCTCCAGTACACGCTTGACCGTTTCACTTTCAGTCTGCTTGAGCAGC